CACCCATGTGTCACCCATGGCCGGCACGGTATTTAGCAGGATGATGGCAACCAGCGCGCCAGCAAAACCGGCCACCAGCAGGTCAACGCGCAGGCCGAGCGGCACGCCGAGAATGGTCAGCACCGGTATGGTGGCTGTTGCGGCAATGAACGTAACGCCGGCGGTGGTTGAAGCTGGTTCAGCCATGAAGCCCTCCTCGCTTCTTGTGGGGGAAAACAAAAAGCCACTCGAAGGTGGCTCGATACAGTTGCTTTTCAGCTCAAACGTGTCGTCCACCGGGGGCGAATGGATCAAGCATCCCGCGAGCCACGAAACGCGCGAAGCTGCCGCGCCAGCCGCCGTCATGCACCAGGCGCTTGAGCCGGTTGCTGAAGGTCAGCTCATCTTCGTTACGCGGCCAGTCCCAGGTGAGCAAGGCCAACTCGGTGAAGTTGAGCCAGACATCGAGCACCAGCGCTACCAGCGTGATCGGCATCAGCAGGCGCCACCAACCACCGCGATCGTATTGAACGCCGATGATGTACAGCGGCCAAAGGATGAGCAGGCTGATCACAGATCGATACTCGCAAACGCTGCGGCCAAACTGGGTGCGGCATTGATTGCAGTCAGGGCTATGACGCCATAACGGTTCGTCACTTCGGCCTCGACTGCGGCCAGCGTTGCCGGCAGGTTTACCGTGATATCCAGCAGGGCGACGGCAGCCGTGTCACATGCACCAACCAGTACGGCGTCTCCTCCTCGGTCTGCACGGCCGGCGATGCCGCCCAGGCGATTGAGAATTTTTTCGCGGACTTCGCGTACCTGGACAAGGCGCGCAGCGATCAGTTCAGCCTGTGACGGCTCTGGCGGGTTGATAGCGATTGGTGCACCGTTCGCATCGCCCTCGATGCGCTTCCCGCTTGCCTGCGCGGCCATCAGAGCAGCGTGCTGTTCGCACGTGATCTCCACGGCATCTTGCGGAATGTTTCCGCCGTGAATGGCTAGATCGTAGAAGCCGCCAGTGGTCTTGGAATAGAACATTTTTAATACCCTTTAATCGAGCGTTCAAGTGCCGAGCGCAATAACGCCAAAGCCAATACCGGCCGGCGCATTGGCTCCGGTGCTTGAAACTGTCAGGTGATAGGTCCGCGTTGTGCTGGTCCTGTTCGTCTCTCGGATGGCGTAATAGTTCGTATCAGCGCCACCCGGGATGGCAACAAGCGCGGCAGTAGGGAATGCAATCGGGTAGGTGATCGTTGCGAACCCGCTGGCGTCAGTTGTCAGTGTGGCCCACTGAAGAATTAAGCCGCCCGGGAGCTTCTGATATCCCGCGGCTGCAATCGATTGATTAGAGCCCTGAAAAGCCTGACCCAGGGTCAAAGGGGAAATGGACTTATTTCCAACAGCGAAAGCCCGCGCCTCAGCAGCTGAGGCAAAGGGAGATCCCTTTTCGACGAATGCCAATGGAGTCGTTCCGATAGTGATCGCTCCGTCCGTCGTCAACATCCACTGGCTGTCGGCCAGTGTCGCGCCTTCTTCGACCGCAACGACGGAGCCGCTGGTCAGCTCGCCCACGCCATCGGCATCGGTGGCGCGTGTCCAGGCTCCAGCAGCGGCGATATAGATGCCGTTCTCGCTACCCGTGGTTTGGTCTTTGGGCAGAATCCGGTCGCCGGCAGTCAGCGCCGCGCCCCAGTCACCACCGGCCTGCGTGCCCAGGCCGGATAGCGTGATGTTGCCGGTAGTGGTGAAGCGGACGCTGGTCTTGTAGTCGTTCGCCGAACCGCCGGCGATCATGGCCTGCACTGCCTGGCTGACCAGGTTGAGATTGGTATGGTCAGGCGTGAGGCCGGCATCCACGATGAGCTTGCGCAGACTCTCCGTGATCATGTAGACCCAGTACGGCCCCGTCTTGGTGGCCTCGGTGGCGGTGCTCGGGTTCCCCGACCGGGGGTACCCCACTGCCGGGCTGGCGGGCGGGGATGGCGGCGTGGCCGAAACGTTCGATGCGTAAACGCGATCCATGAGCTGTGCTCCTTATGTGTAACTGAACAGAACAATCGTGTGCGCCGGCGCCACGCGCTCGATGACGCACTCCAGCAGGGCGTTGCCCCACCAGGCAAGGGGGTCGTCAACGGTGTCGTCAACGGTGAGTTCGTGCACGGTGTCGAGAGCGGCGTTGACTTGCCAGGCGAAGTTCCAGTCTTCGCCCATCAGCGGGTGGTCCACATCGTCATCAACGGTGTGCTCGTGGAACTCGGTGATGGTGATGTCGTAGCCCAGCGCGGCGGCCAGGCCGATGAAGTACGCCCGAGACTGCCCCCCCAGCGTGGTGAGCCTGCCCACCAGGGCTGCCCGGCGCTGGGCGCTGGTCTGCGGGCCACCAAAGGCCACGGCACAGGCGTCCGGCAGGCCGGCCGCGCGTTCCCAGTCGGAAAACAGCTCGCTGGTGGCTCGGGGGTCTGCCTCTTGCAGCAACTGGCGCGCACGGCCGTCCACGCGGGCCAGCTCGGCCGCCAGGCCAGCCAACAGCCGGGTGCTGGGGGCGTCGTCGTCTTGCGGCCAGGCGGGGCCTGGGGGCAGCAGCGCCTGCAGCTGGCGCAGGTAGTCTTCTGCGGTCAGGGCCATGACACGGTCCCCATGGTGCTCATGCTGCCCACCGTGTTGGTGACGTTGCCCGTGGGAGCGACCAGCGTGTAATCGCTCTCACCCGCGGCGGCAGAGATCGCCGCGCGAATGTGGCTGAGCAGGATGGTGCCGCCCGGCTGCGCGGTGCGCAGCAGCAAGTCGGCCAGCTCGGCCTCCACAGCGGCGCGCACCGTGGGCGTGTCCGGCACCAAACCGGAAATGCTGAAGTTCAGCGGCACCGCCACCGGCGCCACCACATACAGTTGCTTTGCTGTTGCAGGGCGGCGAACATCGATGTATGCCTGCACTGCAGCCACCTCACCGCTGTCGGGGATGGGGCTCACGTCGTTGTCGCGCACAAACCGTACCGTCACGGTGCCGATCCCCATCTCATGCGGGTAACACCATGCGCGGGTGACACCAGGCACCTCCAGCGCCCAGGTGACATAGTCGTCAGCCGCGCCGCCCTGCGGCGGCTGCTGGATGCGGCGCAACAGGCTGGCGCGCAGGGATTCGTCGAGCTCTTCGTCCGCACCGCCCACCAGGGCGCTGGCCAACGCGCCGGGTTGCACACCGGCGATGGGTGACACCAGGGTCAATGTCTGGCCCGTGGCACGGTTGCCGGCCGCTGCAGGCACCACCGCTGCAACGGGTGCTGCGGCGCTAGTGGGGCTGCTCTCGGTGGCGTCTGCGGTGGTGATGTACTGCACGCCGTCCAGCGCCTGCAGCAGCGCGCCGGCGGGGATGACGGCACCCGCCTGCTTGGTGAAGGTCACCGAGCCGGTGGCCGCTGCAGCGGCCTCGCGGCTGATGCCCCAGATGCTTGCCCAGCGCTCCAGGTACTCGCGCTCGGCGGTGTCGTAGATGAGCTGGTTGGACAGCCAGTCGATGAAACCGTACAGCCCGTGGGTGACAGCGCCGATCACGCGGGCGTACACCTCGGCGTCAGAGCGGCGCAGCACGTCGTCTGTGCTCAGGCGGGTGAGCACATCGGTGCGTACCCGCTCGATGATCTGTGCCAGCGTGGGGCGGCTATACATGGAGGAACTCCCAAACGTCCGTGAATCGCACAATCACCGCAGGCTTGCCCGCGGTCTTGAAAACCTGCACCCCCAGCGCCAGGCCGTCCACGCCCATGCGCTCGGCCTGCACCTGCACGCGGGCGGCCACGCCGTCGTCCACCAGCCACTTGAGAGCCTCTTCGGCGTACTCACGCGCGCGGGTGATGGTCTCCGGCACCTGCTTGGCGCGAGAAAGCAGCCACAGCCGCGAGCCAATGCGGTCATTGGGCACGGTGGCGTAGCTGTCGCCCCACCAGCCCATGCGCAGGTCGCCGGGCAGCTCGTCGTCTGCGTTGGCGCGGCGCCAGGTGAAGAGGCTCACCACCACGGCGCGCACCAGCGGGTCTGCGCCGTCCAGGCCGAGCGGGAACGACCGGCCGTCTATCACGACGGTCAGCGGTTGATCGTTGATCATGGTCAGGGGCCTTCAGGCGGGTTGATGGACTGCGGGACCGCCGTCACGGTGGCGCCGGTCCGCCAGGTCTTGTGCTCCCAGCTGGTGCCGCCGGTGTACTTGTAGCTCTCGCCAAAGCCAGCCACGTCCCAAGCGAAGGACTCAGTGGCGTGCAGCTTGATGTTCTTCGCCACCGCGCGCAGATCCTTTGCTGTAACAATCTCAATACCGTTGCGCGTGAGGTGCACTTTCTGGCCCTGGTCGTCATGCAGTGCCGCCTCGCCGGGCTGCAAGCCCAGCAAGCGGTAGCGACGGTCTGCTACCACGATGGTGATGCCGTGGGAACGGTCGCCATCCATAAACACCGTCACGTGTTCGGCACCCGGCAGCGGGCAGCTGGTGAAGCCGAAGGGCTCGAAGTGCTCCACTCCGTCTTTGCGCTCACCGGCCAGCAGGCCCAGCTGCAGGGTCTGCATCTTGCTGGCGGCATTCACCGCCAGCACCTTGCCGCGCGCCAGCATGTTGCTCAGCCGGCGCACGTAGGGCGCCATCAGCCTTGCCAGATCATTCATATGCGTTCACCTCTTTACGTCTACCCAAGAGGCGCCGCCGCCCTTTTTCTTGCTGGCCTTGGCCGCCTTGCTGCGGTAGCCGTCCACCGGGCCGACCTTCAGCTCGGTTCGCATGCCGGTGGCGTCCAGCACCCAGGCGCATTCGGCGATGACCATCTCGCCATCGAACCCGATCAGAGAATCACGCACCTGCACCAACAGGTTGGGCTGCCACAGCGCCCCGCTCTGCTGCCGCCAGCCATTGACCGTGTAGGTGGTCTGCAGCGCCTTGGCAGCGCGGTTGGCGCGCTCGTACTCGGCACGGTCGCTGCAGGTGCCCTCGTCTGCCTGGCCGGTCTGCTTGAGCACCAGCACACGGCGGCGGCGGGAGCGGCTGTCGGTGGTGGTGGCCACGCCGCCGTCTATGCCGTCGTCGTCCAGCGCCTCGCCCTCTTCTTCTGCCACGTCGTCGGCAAACTGGTCGTCATTGCCGGCGCGCTGCCCTTTCACGATGTACTCGCTGAAAACTTCCTTGAAGTCCAGCTCAGCGTTACCCTCCAGCACGTTGACGCCCAGCTCGATGGCGGTGGCCGCGCGGCCGGTGCTGCCCACGTCGATGAAGACCAGGTCGCCGGCGGCGTTGTCGGTGCTGAGCACATGGCGCAGGCGCATCATGCGGTCGATGCTCTCGAACACCTTCTCGCCGACCTGCACCTGGTGCTCGGCGATCGGGCGACCGGTGTCCACCTCGGTGACCACCCGCACGCCGTAGGGCGCGGCCAGAGCGGCGGCAATTTCCTCCAGCTTCTGGTTGCGCCACTGCGCGGCGCTGCGCGCCGGCGGGGCGATCACGCGGGCAACGTCTGGCAAGCCCACCAGGTCGCTCCACTGGGCGCTTGCGGTGGCCATGGCAACGTCTGCGCCCATGGGGCAGCAGTCCACCAGATCGGCCGTCTTGCTGCGGCCCTTGACGCCCACTGTGATGCTCTTGCCGGTGTACTTGACGGGGGTGGCGTCCACGTAGCCGGTGAGCACCAGATCTGCACCGATGTAGACCTGGCAGGCATCGAACGGTCGCACACGGCGCGGCACGTCCGTCTGCCCGGGCCAGCGGTCTGTCACCTGCAGGGTAAAGCTGCGGGCCTGGCGTTCGATGCCGGCCTCGATGCGCACCGACTTCCAGCCGCCGTACTCAACCCCACCCACCAGCAGCCGCACCTGGTTGGCTGTGTCCGGGGTGTTCATCGGGTCAGTACCTTCAGCGGGGTGGGCGGCACGAAGCCGGGGTGGCGGATGCCGTTGCGGGCAACGATGTCGCCCTCGCGGGCGGCGTCTTCATAGAAGTCATAAGCCACCACCAGCGCCGGCTCGGTGGTGGGCGGGGTGATGGTGGTCAGGCGGGCGCTGTCGCGTGAGCGCTCTGTCAGGTCACGCCACACGGCTGCACGCGCGTCCATGAGCGCGGTGTAGCTGCGGTCTGAGGCGTTGAGCGCCTCGGCATCGAGCGCGGCAGACAGGCTGTTGCGCAGGCCCACCGTCTCGTCATACACCGCCGCCGGCGCCAGGCTGGCCGCGCCCACTGCCTGCGCCAACACCACCTGGCGCACCAGGGTGTTGGTGGCGCTGGCGTTGCGCCAGACCTGCTGGCGCGACGGCGTGTACACCGCCGGGCTTGCTGGCGTTGCCAGGCTGCCCAGCCCGGCCAGCCGCACCAGGGCCAGCGCCAGGGGCGCCCAGCGCAGTGCGGCGCCCGTCCAGCTGCTGCTCAGGCCTGCCGCGCTGAGGTAGCCGGCAATGGTCTGCCCCAGGCTCAGCGGGCTGCCAAACTGGCTGCGCGCCAGTGCCAGGCTGCCGGCCTGCTTGCCAGAGAAGCCCAGCATGTCCAGCCCGGGCACGCTGCCGCTGGATGTGAGGCTGAACGCGCGGGCAATGTCGGCGTCTGCCGTGGTGGCCACGAAGTCGGGGTAACCGGCCACGTCGAACGTGTCGGCAAAGTCGGCCACCGCGGCGTCTTCCAGGCCGGCGGCTACCAGGCGCGACTGCGCCGGCGTGGAGCCGGTGACGCTGGGAAACTCCAGCTCCCCAGACTCCACAAAGGGCATGGAGATGCGCGCCTGCCCCAGCTGGTTGTTGAAGTTCACCCGGGCCAGCTCGTTCGGAGCCAGACTGACGGTGAGCGTGCCGAACCACGGATGCACCAGCGCGCCGGGGCCAGACTCTTCCAACGCGGCGAGCAGGCGGTTGGCCTGCTCCACATAGTCGGGGCCGACCAGGAAGCCTTCAACCGTCAACTCGCGCGCGGCGCGGCCCAGGTCTTCCACCCAGTGCTTGTCGCGCTGGGGGTAGCTGTGCAACTCACCACGGCGGCCAACGCCGATGCCGGAGTCGTCCACATGAAAAGGCACGCCGCGAAAGCTGGCTGGGCGTAGCTTGTCGGAGAGTTTGGATGTGGCCATGGCAATAAAGAAGCCGCCTGATGGGCGGCTTTGCGTTGTAGGTTCTACGGCATCCCAAGCGCCGCGCTGCTATAGCCGGCACTGAGATTGATTGGCATGTCACCACTGCCCGACACCTGCTCCACACGGGAACCAGGCGGCAGGCCGCTGATGTTGATCTTTACCTCCCCATCGACCCTGCCCCTGGCCTGAGGTCCAACCAACGGTTGCTTAGACATCGGGATCGACTGAGCTCCCGGCTGAGGTTGGCTTTCGTTTACGGCAAGAGCCGCTTTCGCTTCGTCATTACCGAAGAAAGCAAGAGTGCTAGCGACGCCAGAACCTATCTTGTCTCCGAAGTCAGTTCCCGCGATGAATTTTTCGTAGGCCCAGCTGCCGATCTCCCAACCAGCCATGGCCGCCGTCATCAAACCACTAGCCGCAGTCAGGCGCCCCATCGTGTTGGTGAGGGACGCCGCTCGCAGCTCGGCACCCTTCATACCGACAGTCATGGTTTGCAGCGGTGCGACAGGTGCCAACGCTTTGAGCGCCAAGGCTGTGAGATGAATACCTAGCCGTCCAATAGAGCCGGCCAAGGATATGGCTGCAACTATGGCCTGCGCGTTCATCACCAGCACCAGGGCGATGAGCGCATTCTTCGCGCCACCAATCCAGTTCACGAACTCTTTTACATCCTTGACCAGATCACTGACGCCTTTGATCATCGCTGACCAATCTACTGTGGCTAGGCTCTCGGCGATTTCGGCCAGGTACTTCGAGACGTTGGTCGCAATCAGCTCGCGGTTTTCAACCGCCCACATCGTGAACTTCTCCAGCATCGGGCCAAGCACCGGGATGAGCTTGGCGCCGATGGTGTAGGCATAGGAGTTGATGACTGCACGGTTCTCGTCCAGCTTGTCTCCGAATGCGTCACCCGCCTTGATTGCACTGTTTTCAATGCCGAGACCCAGCGCTCGGTAACGATCATTCAGCTCCTTGATGCCATCACTGCCTTCGCTGAGCAATGGCGCCATGGTCTGCCAGCTCTTGCCATAGAGGGCGTTACCCATACGGGCCTGCACGGCTGCATTGCCGTTTTTCTGGAACAGGTCAGCCACCTCGGGCAACAGATCCACGCCACTGCGCAGCTGGCCGTTGGCGCCGCGCATGGAGATGCCGGCACGGCTGAGCAGGCCAGCCAGTTCCTTGTTCTTGCCGGCGGCGGCCTCGGCGATGCGCTTGTTAAGGATGCTCAGCGAGCCGCCCATAGCCTCGATGTCGGTGCCGGACATCTTGGCCATGAAGCCCAGACGCTGAAAATCGTCCGTGGTCATGCTCAGCGCCTTGGACTTGTCCGAGATGCGGCTCGTCTCGTCCGTGAAGTCGGTGACGACTTTCTTGAGCCCAGCCACGCTCAGAGCGCCAGCGGCGCCGCTGAGCAGGCCCAGGGGCACGCCAACCTGCTGCGCCAGCTTCATGGAGCTGGAGCCAACGTCTGCCAGGTACTTGCGGGTGCTCCTGGCCGCGGTGCTGACGTTCTTGAGGACGGGGGTCATCTTGTCCACCGCGCTCAAGATGGCCTTGAGCTGCCAGTTGTCATTGGCCATGATTCACTCCTGGGGGTTGTACTTGTTGGTAAGGCGGACTGCCTGGCTTTCCCAGAGCTCGAAGTCAGCCAGCGAGAGGCGCAGCACTTCAGCCGGGCTGACCTGCCAGAACTGGGCGACTTCGAAGACGCGGTCGGTCAGCTCGCCGGCGTCTCTTCCTCGCCAGCGCCCTGACCGAAAAAACCCATGACTGCGGCCGTGCAGACCGAAAAGTCATACATGCTCATGGACTCGACCGCACCCAGTGGGATGGCGGCGAGCTTCATGATGTAGCGGGCCACCACTGCCTGGCGTACTTCCACGCCGGTGCTTTTGCCATCACTTCCAATGACGATGAGCGTGGGCAGGCCCAGCTCGATCATGTCTTTGGTGCTGGGGTCACGCAGGGTGATCTCGCTTACCTCTTCGCCGTGCGCTTTGATGGGCTTGCTGAGCTTGATGGTGGTGCCGCTCATTGCCAGATGCCTTTCTTGCCACCGAACTCCAGCTCGATGGTGCCGTCTTCAGCCTTGGCAGCGGGCTCACCCTCAAGGAAGGCCCCACTGAGGGTGTAGACCTTGCCGTTGGGAAACTCTGCGGTGACGGTCATGTCGGTGCCGTTGCTCAGCTTCTCCAGGGGGAAGCCTTCAACAAAGATGGTGTTGACCTTGACGTAGGGCCGCAGCGAGGTTTCCTTGAGGCCGGCGGGACCGGCCACGCTCATGACGGTTTCGCGCTTGACGGCCAGGATGGGGCACTCCACCCCGCCCTGCACTTCGAGCTGCTCGCCGTCGACCTTGATGTAGCAGATGCCTGCAACACGTTTTGCCATGATTTACTCCTGTGGTGTTTGTGGACGCCAGGCCGCTCAGGCGGTGGCCGGGTACTGCAGGCGGAACTGGTTGAGCACCGCGAAGATGCGCAGCTGGTTGACCAGGTCGGGCGGCAACAGGACGTTGAGGCGGCTGGGGTTGGTACCGTCGCGCTCGACGATCAGGTACTTAGCGAACAGCTCAGCGTTCTCCACCAGGCCCAGCTGCTCCATGTCTGCGTACTCGGCCAGCAGTTCGCCGCGGATGACGCTGGGCGTGACGATGGCCTGGCCGGCACCGAAGCGGGTACCGTCGTTGGCCAGCTTGTGGCGCGGGTACTTCTGGGTGATGCGGCTGCGCAGGCGGCGGGTGACTTCCGTCAGGGTGTGCAGAGTCTCGCTGTCCAGGTAGCTGGGGTCTGCCTGGTTGAAGGCGTTCTTCTGGTATGTGGTGATGGCGCGCTCCACCCGCAGCACGCCGCCAGAGACGAAGCTGGTGGCAATGCCGTAGTTGAGCAGGCTCTGGCGCTCGGTGAGCAGGAAGCGCTTGCCGGCACGCGGCGCCAGGATGTCGGTGAGCGGCAGGGTCTGGGTGGGGCGTGCGGTGTCGGCGTTGAGGCCCAAGGCATTGGCGCCACCGTAGGCGGCTGCATATTCCCAGCTGGGGTTGGGGCAATCTGCGTCGATGCCAGCAATGGTGTGGTGCGGGTCATTGCGCAGGGCGCCGGCCGTGGTGAGCGCACTGAGCGTGCCACGCAGAGCGGTGTAGCAGTGGCCATAGACCTGGCGGCTCCAGGACCAGCGGCCCACGGTGTCGTTCATCTCGGTCTGAAAGGCGTCCAGACTGGTGCTGTCGGTGTAGGGGTGGATGACGTAGTCGTACTCCTCATCCCCCATGGCGGTGATGACGGTACCCGTCAGCGTGGGGTTTGTGGCCCCGCTGGCCAGGAAGCCGCTGCCCGAATAGGTGAGCGCCACGCCGGCCGGCAGCACTTCGCCGCCTGCCTGGCCGCGGAAGCTGTCTTGCACGGTGATGTCGTTGCCCGTGGTGCCTTTCCAGCGGCAGGTGAGCGTGACGGTGCTGGCCAGCACGGTACTGGTGACGGGCAGATCCGTGGCGGCATTGATGGCCGCATTGATGGCGGTGGCAATGGCCGTGGATGCGTCGGCCGCAGCCACCGGCACCAGGACCCGCTGCCCGGCGATGTACAGGCCGATGGTGCCGGCAGCAGAGGCTGGGCCGGCCACGATGATGGTGCCGGTGGCTTGAACACCGGCGCCGGCGTCAGCCACGGCAATGCACCAGACCTCGCCAAACGAGTCTTGCGCACGGTACTTGGCGTGCATGCGGGCCAGCATGGAGCCGACGCCGAAGAGTGCCTTGGCCTGGTCGGTGGTGCTCACCAGCATGGGCGTGTTGACAGCGGCCGTGCCCGTGCTGAGCATCTGGCCAACCAGCAAGGCGCGCTTGTTCTGGGTGAAGTAGCCGGCCTGGCTGTTGTCCATCTCGGCATAGAACAGCGGAACGCGCACGCCGGTGGGGATGTTGCTGAACGAAATGGCGCCCACGGCCATGACGGCCACGCCGGCACCGGGGTGGTACAGGGTGCCCAGCACCGCTGCCAGCAGCACGGCAACGGTGAAGAGGATCTGCCAGCGGTGGCGGATCATGAAGGCATGGAGCGTAGCCAGGCCGACGGGTGCGATGAAGAGGTTGCGCATGGCGGCTTACTCCTTTTTGCCTTGGGGTTTGCTGGTGGGGGCGGCGTCTGCCGCTTTTTGGGTGACGGGGGTGGACTCGACCACGTCGCCATCGTTGAGGCGGCGCTGCCAGTACTGGGTGGGCTCGACCTCGCGCCCTTCGGGCGGCAGGGTGTCGCCACGGGCCGGATCTACGACGCTTCGGCCTTCGGTGGGTTTGATGAACATGGTGGGAACTCCTGGTTACTCAAAATTGCCGGTACGCGGCACGGTGAACTTGGCCTCGATGCGGCCGTCCGGCCCGGTGCCTGGGGTGTTGGGGTCTCGCGGATCGGCGGCGTCCAGCTGCACGGTGGCGCCATCAAAATGCGGCAGGCTGGCCAGCGCCGTTGCCTGGTAGCCGTCGGAGGGGCCGATCTCCATGGCGGCACCGAACTCGAACTGGTACCAGAGCCGCGCACGGGTGATGCGCAGCAGCTGGCCACCCTGGTAGGTGATGCCGTCGTAGTCGGCGCCCGGTTGCCAGCCCAGCAGCGCGGCCCAGAGGGCGATGCGCAGGGAGTGCACCGTGGCGGTGGCGCCCTGCCCTTTTTCGTCTGCCGTGTTACTGATGGCCACGATGACGGCAAAGCTGTCCGTGAGCGACTGGCGAATGCTGTTGGCGCTGGTGTTGTCTTCGGGGTTGTCGTCCAGCGGGATGACAAAGGCGCTGGGCACAGCCAGGTTGGTGGACTCTTCCAGCATCTTGAACTCGGCGGCACCGACAACCCTCTGGGAAAAGTCCGTGCACCGGGCACGCAGCGCCTGGATGATGGGTTCGAGCTGCATGGCTACCTCGGTACAAGTGAATCGGCAAGCTCTGCGCGGATCTCGCTGCGTATGCCGTCGCGTTTATTGGCCAGTGCATCGGCCACGAAGTTGGCTCGCGGCGCCAAGCCCGTCTTGGGGCTGCCGTGGTGGAGGAAGGCGGGGTAAAAGTCGCTGCCCTTGATGGTGCGCACGCTGACCTTGATCCACCCGCCTTTGCGTCCGCGCGAAACGGTGCCAATGGCACGCCGCATCCGGCCGCTCTGCATGCCCGGGTACTCGCCAGGCGCCGAGACGGCGCGGCGCGAAACCAGACGGCGCGATTCTTTGGTGACCACCGCAGCGCCAGAGCGCAGCGCCCGCCGCATCTTGCTGCGGTCGTAGTCGATGGTCTTGTGAAACTCCAGGCCGACTTCGAGCAGCAGGCCGCCGACGGCGCCTGTCGATGTCTGCTTGTCCATCACACCGCTCCCAGGTACTTGGCAGAGACACGGGTGAATTGCCGCAGGTCGCCTACGTCGATCGAGTCCAGCACGCGGTAGCGCTTGCCGTCGAGCTCCAGCACGTGGCTGGTGGTGAAGTCTTCCGGCTTGGTGCCGGTGCCCCAGCGGAACCAGAAGAGGTCGGTCGGCAGCTCGCCGGTGTTGACGCCGGCCCGCAGCTCCAGACTGCGCACCGGCTCCTTCTTTGCCCAGCGGGCAATGCCGGTGCTGTATGAGGCGGTGAGCCCGAAGCCAGCGTTAGCTGCATCGGTCTGCAGCCGGATCTGCACGCGGCGGTTGAGCTCGCCGGTATGCGGTAGTGTGACGTTCATGGTCAGAGACCCCAGACCCGGTACGGGTCCAACAGGTGGTTGACGAACGGGATCTCGGCCACGCTCACACCGGTTGCGAGCTGCTCGCGGTGGGTGTAAAGCGTGCCGACGCGCAACTTGATCCAGGCCTTGATGACTTCGGGCACCTTGGCCTTGTCCGCCTTCGCCAGGCCGGCCACGTAGCGAACCTGCACGGCGCCGGGTCTGCTGTCGGTGCCTGGCCAGCTATGGCCGCTGGCCAGCACTAGGCGCGCGGGTTCGCTGGCAGAGTCCAGCACATAGGCCGAGGCGTCGAGCGTCTGCAGCACGCCGTCGGCGTAGTACTTCACGTGCGTGACGGACAACAGCGGCGGGTTGTGCAAACGTATGCACTCGCCGGCCGGGAAGGCGTCGAGCTGGAGCTCCCAGACCGTTTCCACCAGAGTGCGCAGCATGTGGTGCTCTGCCTCTTGCCGGGCTGCACTGATAAGTGCGCCGATCAGGGCGTCGTCATCCGACACGTCAACGCGCAGATGCGCCTTGGCCTCAGCCAGGGTCACGCACTCGCTGTCGGTCGGCGTGTCGGTGATCTTGATGGTGGGCATGGTGAGGTGTCCGGTTGCTTGGCAAAAAGCCCTCGCGCTTTGGGGCGGGAGGGCTTTTCACGAAACAGGCCTGCGAGATCAGACCGGCGGGTTGGGCGTAGGCACGATCTGCGGATGGCCCAGGATGGCCACAGCAGCTACCAGAGCCGCGCTGGCATTTGCGCCCGGCGTGATGGTCAAGCGCGTGTAGCGCTTGTTGCCGATATAGCCGATCTTGCGGGTCTCGTCGTCGTCACCGAAGGCGAAGCTGGCCAGGGCTTCGGTGCCCAGCAGGTCAGCATCGTCCACGGCGGCGGCATCGCTCAGATTGGCGGCGTCACCATGCTCCACCAGGACGGCAAAGGTGGCGTCGGCATCAGCCAGGGAGCCGGTGGCAATGGCGAAGGTCAGCGACTCGAAGCCCTGGCGATCGATGATCTGGCTGACCTGTGCGGTGTTGTCGGCCACGCTGGCGGGAGAGATCGCACGCATGACGTGGATCTTGTTCATGAGGTCTTTCATGGCGGTATCCTTGAATTCGGGTTGATGGGGTCTTGGAAGCAAAACGCCGCCGGTGGAGGCCGGCGGCGTCAGGGTGTCAAGGCTTCAGGCTGATCAGTTGATGAACTTCATCAGCTTGATGGCCTCGAAGTTCTGCACACCGCCACCGAAACGACGGCGGAAGTTGAACTTCGTCTTACCCTTAGCCGTGAGGTTGTCGCGGATCAACACGGTGCCGCTGCGGTTGACCACCACATAGCCCTGCTTGAAGTCGCCGTAGGCAATGGAGAAGCTGCTCGCAGCGATCGTCGGCATGTTGTCGTCGATTTCCACCGGGCTACCCAGAAGGCGGCCACCGAATCCGGCAAGCGGGTCCGGCTGCCACAGGTAGAAGTTGCCGGTGCCGTCCTTCATTTGGCGCACTTTGGACAGCGTGGCATCGCCCATGACAAATGCGGCGCCGGGGCGGTACTGCGACTTGAGCGAGTGCTGCAGGTCGATGATTGCATCACCCGGATTGGTAGCAGCGAAATCTGCGCTGGCGCCAGACTTGATAAAACCGATCTTGCCCCAGCTGTAGCTGCTGTTGGCAACGGTATCGTAGGCGGTAATGCCTCGGGCTTCGCCAACACCCGTGCCGCGGGCAAACTCAACGCCTGCCAGCTCAGAGAAAGCAATGGCAGCTTCGTCGGCCAGATCCATCTCCACATTGATGACGGCGTCTTCGAGCGTCTCGTTGAAGACCCACGGCTCGGCTTCGGCCGTGTGGGCGGTGAATTCCAGCTCAGCAAACTGCGGAGCGGGGGTCTCGCCGCCGTTGGCACCAGGGCCCACGCGGCGCGCCGTCATGCCGGATTTCTTGGCCGACTTCTTGTACGTATCGGAGCCGATCGTCTTGATGGTGGCCAAGCGACCGATGGCGGAGACGACACCGACCACACGGATGATTTCGCTGTCCATCTCGGGCAGCACGAGCACTGCGCCATCGGGGATCGAGCCGCTGTTGTAAGCCTTGCGAGCCAAGCCCGCCAGAGCAGATTCGCTGCCGCCCTTGCGGATGAAGTTGCCGAAGGCTTGCTTGTAGGCGATCTGCTCTTCCGTCAGGTCGTTGCCATTGGCGTCCTTGATGGCCGGGCGGTTGGACTTTTTAGCGATGTCGACCAGGTCGGTGCCGAGTTTGGTCAGCTCGCCATTCAGTTTTTCCACGGTTGCCTGCAGATCGGCGACAGCCTTGCCCTCGGCCTTGGCAGCGAGCAGCTCGTTATTCTTGCGAGTGAATTCGCCCCAGACCTCGGCCTGCTTGTCCAGCGCGGCCTTGATCTCCTTCGCATCGATTTCGCCGCTCATGGCCATGGGCAGCATGCCCAAGCCTGCGAGGGCTTCTGGCGGGACCACGGGATGGCCGAGCAGTGCAGCGACAGCCATGACGGCGACGATGGCCAGGAAGGCCAACGTCAGATTTTTACGAGAGAATTGCATGATGGTTCCTTTTCAGGTTCGTTGAAGTAGTTCGGTGTTGTGCTTGATGGCGGCAACAATGTCGTCAAGCTCCGCACTGCCAGCGTCCTGCATGGCCTTGAGGTGCCGGAAGCCTTGGCTGATGACGATGCGGGCTTCCTTTCGTGACAACCCAGCGTCCTGCATGAGCTGCTCGAATTCGCGTTCGGTGAAGTCCATGCCAGACTTCACGCTTGAGATACGGGCCTTGCCGTTGGCTGGAAAAGTGACGAGGCTGATCTCGACCAGCTCCACCTCATGCAGCTTGCGGCGCGGCTCATCGGGCTTGGTGCCCATGGAGAACTTGCGGGGGATGTAGCCGATGGACAGGCCGGTGATGGCCGGCCGCGGTTTCATCTTCATTAGGGTATAGGCTTCGACGCCGCGCTGAATGGGTGCCAGAACACCTTCGCTGGCCAGGCCCTTCTGGTCTTCTTCCAGCGTGTCCCAGACACCAACCGGCATCAGGTCCTGCGCGCTCATTCCCCAGCCGCCGTGCTGCAACAGCATGGCGGGGTAGGTGCCGGTCTTACGGGCTTCCTTCAGCGTCTTACTGAAAGCGCCCTCCTCGATCACGTCACCGTAGCTGTCGATGTTGCCGAAGACAGCGCCGTAGCCCTTGAAGCGCATCTCGCCTTCGGGTGCACCGTCTTTTTTCTCGATCACCAGGTCGATCAAGTTGACCCGCTTGTGCTCAATGGTGTTCATGGTCAGGCTCCAGTGCTTGCGCCGGCGGGGGCGCCGGTCGGGTCGGTGGTCATGTTGGTAGGGGTGAGCGGATCGTCTAGACCGGGCAGCGGGTCGAGATCCAGCTTTGCTCGCGCCTCATTGCGTACCATGGTCCCGCCACGAGTGAGACGGTCGAGGAAGTTGGCGGTATCGTTCATGGCACCGCGCAACAGGCCCGCTTCGACCAGCTTGGTGTAGAACCCATCGGCTCGCTCCGCGTCGGTCAACAAGTTCACGTCGGCACTTTGCTGGATGCGCTCGTACCAGGGCATCAGTGTGTGGATGACGTGCGCCAGGAACATCTGCTCGGCACTCGCGTAGGTGGCGGTCTTGTCGGCGTCGCCCAGCATGATGGGCATGACGCGCATGAATCGGCACACCTCGCGAAGCTGCTCGCGGCGGGTTTCCAGGTGCTGCGCGTCGACGCCGCTCATGACCTGCGAGATGAACTTCGCATTGCGGTCGAGGATCATGACGCTGCCCTTGCTGTCGGCAGCGACCTGCTCCCTCTCGATCCATTCCTTGAGTTTCTGGTACTTGTCGGCGTCGAGCGTCCCCTCGATCGAATAGATGCCTGAGGGCTGCACGCCATTGGCATGCAGCTTGGCATGCGACTCTTCGGTGGCGATAGCCAGGCCCAGCGCCTCGCGCGCCAGGTTGAGCATGTCCATGCCCATGAAGCCGTTCAGACTAGGTCCACGCACGTGCCAGATGGCCTCCTGCGGGAATTCCTGCGTAGCGCCGGAGTCACTGCGCACCTTGTAGGTGATGCTCCAGTCCTGATGCTGTGTCGGCGTGACGCGGGCGGAATCAATCGGGATCAACTCCGCGATGCGTGATTCACCCCTGATGGAAACCACGTTCTTGAACGCGTAGGCGTTGCCCATTGCGGCGTGGATCGCCATGGTCTCCCGAAACTCGAAGCTGCTCTGCCAGCCGTTGGGCTTGCGGTACAGCAGGTCATAGCGTGGATCGCTTTTCGCCTGGATGATCTTCGGGTATCGGGAGACATCCGACGGCATCTCGCGCAGCAGCTTGAAGGGCACCTGCGCGATGCCCTCGCTGATAACACGGATGCAGCCCAGGAACGCCGACACCCGGAAGGCTGTCTCGCGGTTCACAGTCGCGCCCGCCTTGGAGCGACGGCCGCCGTTAAGGATGGCCGACAGAATGGCTGGGTATCCATCGGCAGAACCGGCGCTCTTGCGCTCAACAACGGCGCGCGCAAAGGCCCCCATCAGCGGCTCCCTTGGGCCAGCAGCCAGCCACCGACCAGCAGGAATGCACCCGCCACGATGTAGCCAGCCGGCACGCTGACCAGGTACACGCCGTAGGACACGGCACCTGCGCCTGCGACCATCAGGGCGTCTGGCGCTTGCGCGGCGATCGCATTGCCGGTTCGCACAAAAAGGTCGGTGATTTTCATGATGTTTCCCAGAAGGATTTCTCTTGCGGCCCGTCTGCGGCCAAGGCCCTGTTCATTGCCACGATCGTGGCAATTGCAGCGTCGATCTTGTTGCTGGCTCTGGCCTTGCGAGGAAATACGTTTTCGTTCCGGTCTTCCTTGACCTCGACGTTGCTGAGCATCCAGACATAGGCCGGGTTGCCATCGTGATGGAAACGCCCTGAATCAACTAGGGCGGCAATTTCCTTCATGGGGTCACTCAGGTAGCGCACCTGCTGGGGAATGTCCACCACAGTGATGCCTTCTTCTTCCAGGTTGGCGCCCATCTGGTGACCACCCCATGGGTCTTTGGCAACCTCGCGCACACTGATCTGGCGCGTAATTTCCACCACGTCTTCTTCGATCTGAGACAGTGAGATCATGTTGCCGGGCGTAGCGATCAGGTGCCCCGAATTCACCCACGCCTGATAGTGCGCGTTTTCTGGCTTCTCAAGCGCAGCCTCTGGCACATAGTTGCGCGAGATAGCTGTGTAGTAGCGCTTTTCCTCCTCGTCTGCCCAGCACAGGACCACGACGCTGGCAATGTCCTGTTTGCTGGCTAGGTCCAGGCCGATCACGCTTCCGTCCCACGGCTGAGTCTCCAGAGTGATGCTGCTGTCGCCGGCCTTCTGCAGGTTGAACAGGTTCAACCACGGTGACGCTGCCGCCACCCAGATATTCAGGTGCTTGGTCTTGAAGATGTTCTGCTTGCGCGGGTCTGCTATGGCATCGCGCAAGTCACCCAGAATCACATCGCGCTCGATCGATACGCCGAAGTTCGGGTTCGCCTTGATCAGCGCCGCCTCGGTCGTCCAGTCATCGTCCTCATCGACGGTGAAGATGATGCCGAAGCGCTGGTCGTTCTCGATTACGCCTTCCAGAATCTTCTGCAGCTCGACCTGGTGCAGGTAGCACGGACCGGAGATGTCCGCGCCGGCCGTAGTAATCACCAAAAGGAGCGCCTGCTTGCGGGCCATCATCCCGGTCTTCATCGTGTCGAAGAGTTCGGATGTTTTGTGCTCGTGGTATTCATCCACGATCGCGCAGCTGGGCGATGCACCGTCGCCGGGCTTACCGATCACCGGCTCAAACTTCGAGTTGTTTTCGGCAACCGACAGATTTGAGGCATTGGCTGTAACACCGTAGGACTGCCTATACCGAGGCGTGCTGCGGGTCATCAACAATGCAGGCTTGAACACCTCCATCGCCTGCTTTTCTGAGGTCGCGCCAGAGTACACCTCTGCACCAAACTCTCCATCGACCGCCAGCATGTAGAGGCCAATCACGGCCGCGAGCGTGGACTTCGCATTCTTGCGCGGCACGATCACATCGGCAACGCGGAAGCGCCGCTTGCCGCTGTCCTTGTGCACCCAGCCGAAGATGCTTGCCAGGATGAAGATCTGCCACCGCTCCAGCTTAATCAGCTGGCCCTTCGCCGCCCAGTCACCCTTAATGTGCGGCATCAGCTCGGCGAACTTGCAGATCCGCTCAGCTGGGTGGTACGGCTTTCCCTTGCTGTCCTTCAGCTCGGGATTCCACACATACGGCATCGCGCCGTTGCGCGAGCGATCAAGATCTTTTAGGTGACGCTGGCATGCCAGGCGGTGCCACTTGCAGGCTACGATCTTCCCGGCCACGACATCCTCGGCATATGCCGTGGCGATGTCGCCGAAGCTGGAGGGTTCTACAGCGCGTTCCATTCGTCCTGTGAGCCTTCCTCAAACAGGCTTCCTTGTCGGTTGTCACTGGTGGTCACCCGCGTGCGGGACGATGGCGACAGCCCGAAGAGATCCAGGTAGCGCTTGACCTCGGCAGCGGCATGTTTGCCGACCACCCAGTGATGTGAATAAGTGAAGTTTCCACCAGCCGTCTTGACCATCAGGCCGTCGCCGCCGGTGTATTCCTGGCCAGCGGCCTCAGCCTCTTTCCTTGCCCTCTCGGCAGCCTGCATAGCTCGCGTGAGCATCTGCTCGGCCCACACCATCTTGGCCCAGGCCTGGCAGTACAGAACCAGCGCAGCGCGATCGAGCTTCGAGACCAGGCCATAGCGTTCCAGCTCGACCGATATCCGCTTCCATTCCTTCTTGGCCTCCGGCCATATCCATGACGGAAATCCCGGGATCTCGACCTCCGGGCGGAACTCGTCAACCAGGGAACCTAGCGCTTTCTTGCTTGCATTGCCGCGCAGCATATGCACGTTGCTCGGCAACGGCTTCGGACCTCGCTGCCCCATAAGAATCTCCAAAACAGAGGTGCAGACGTGTGCACCAGCCCGATACTGAGACTGAGGGGTACCCCCCTCCCCAATACTCCCGCATGAAAAAATTTGACTAAGCGGTCGGTTTCCGCTCAAGGGCGGCCAGAGATTGCATCCCCCCTACCCTGCTGCTCTTATGCGACCACGCAAGGCTTCCGCTAAGGTCTTCTCTTTGTGACAGTCGTCACACAACCCTTGTTCATTGGTTGAGTCGTCAGTTCCACCTTCAGCCAATGGCACCTTGTGATCTCGCTGAGTGGCAAGTCGCACACGACCGTGTCGCCTGCACTCCGCACATAGCGGATCTCTGTTGAACAGCGACTCGCGCATCGCCTGCAAACGCCGTCCAGTTACGCGCTTCGGGGCATTCGGCTGCTTCGACCAACTAGGGCGCGGGTGCTTCTCGCATCGGCCTGAGCCGTCACGTACCAGGGCGCTGCAGCCTGGGTAGATGCAGGGGCGTGGTGCGGATATGGGCATGGAGGCTTCCCCGTCGAGGGGATGGTCTGGGCATTTCGCAACAGAACATCGACGCTTGCTGGTACTAAGACATCAGCGCCGAGGAGCGAACCCCTCGGCGCTTTAGTCACAGAACCCATGGGCGCCACTCGGCTGGGTTGTGTATGAGGAAAGCCCCTGCAAGTAGCGGCCTGCAGGGGCTTGGGAGTTGTTAGATCAGTGCGGTGACACCAATAAACAGCCTGCCTGAAATGTACCTAAAACCTCTATGTAGTAAAACCCCTGCAACTACTCGCGCACACGCTGCGGGCGCGTACCAGGCCTTGCCTTCAACACCGGCCGCTCGTTCTTGCGATCACGCGCCTCTGCCTGGGCATTGAACCAGGCCTGCAGGGCGTGGTCTGCCTGGTCCAGGTGGGCGTGGATGGTGGATACCGCGCGGGCCATCTCTTGCGCAACGCCCCTGATACTCATGCCCTTGATGTAGTGCAGCTGCAGGGTCTTGTACAGGTGGCCCTTGCCGAGCTTGAGCGACTCCACAGCTCGGTCCATCTTCTCCGCGTCGATGTCGTCGATCGGAAGCGGGCTGTCCCGATTGCAGTCCACATGCATGGCGAGGAAAGCCGCCTGGCGCGAGAAGCCCAAGCCACCGCTGCTGCCGCTCACCTTCCACAGCGCCCAGTTTTTGAGCCGGTACTGGATCCAGTCAATGCGTGCCATCGCCGCCCTCCTCCACCACAGGCACCAGCTGGACTACTCCATCCACCACCTCTTCCACAAAACCAGGCCGCGCCGCGATCAGTAAAAGCGCGGGAGATACGAACGCGATCTGCTCGAACATGCTGCTGCCATTCTTACCAGGCGGCGGTGTGCCCACTGCCAATGGGCCCTCACGGGCAAAGAACCATCCCGGCTCGCCGAGCACCACACCGCGCCGCCAGCACTCGTCAATGTGAGCATCACCGTAGAGCGCGCGCTTTTCCTTCATCATTCCCGCAACATTTGGCATGGCCGAAGGAAGCCAAGACCAGTTGTTTTTTGCCTTGTTGTCCATCTGTCCACGTCCTTTCATTGAAAAGCCAAAATTCACACCACCCCGCGCGCGCCCGCTGCCACCCACGCTGCGCCTGTCTGCATAGCTGTGCAAACGTTTGGACGCTTGGACCACGCTGCCGCGGAGGCAAAGCTCCGCCATGGACCGCTCTAACAGCCAATCGCCGCTTTGAGAAATCACTGCAGGCACGTGGACACGTGGACATCCGGGCGCGCCCGGTCTCGGTCGATACGGCGCTACATGGGCGTCACCGAGCAAGCCGCCCTGACCTTTTCGGTGCCACGCACGGCTTGCGCGCACCCTCGCTGGTCAAAATGGGGGAGCATCGTCGGGCCTCTCCGGCTGATCGCCCTGCGTTGTGGGCGAAGAAGATGTAGCCTGCGGCGCGCCCGAATCGAGCGCGTCCTTGGGCCGGTGGTAGTAGTACGGGCGAGCCTGGTCATCGCCGCCCTTGGCTTTGCTGGAACGCTTGAGTTCCCAGCCCAGGGAATGCATGACGGCCGCCACCTGTTTGGCCAGCACCGGGGTTTGCTTATCCACGGTGTAGCCGATGGCTGTGAGCAGCTCGATGAGCGTGACGCGTTCCAGCAGCGCGCCGTTCACCCCGAACTGGCCGACCTTTTGATCCTGGTCATACAGGTAACGGCGGATATTGCTTTCCAGCGGGTTCTGTAGCACCCGCACCTGTTGCTGAGGGTCAAACAGGAGGCGCTGCTCCTCGCGCGTGGGCCAGAAGCGAGCATCTCGGTCCAGGTCGTTCAGAGCTTCGGCCAGCATCTGGTCCAGGTTTTCGCTCAGCCAGTCCAGATCCAGATCACGGGTGCAGGCCACAGGCCAGAATCGACGATTGCCCGTCGGATCACTGAGGTAGTGGCGCTCGTTCGTGGTGCCGACAAAAACGACTTGGCGCGGGTAGTCCTTCGGCCGGCGGTCAAAGCTGGCGCGGAACCGGTCTTTAGAGCTGGAGATGAAACTTTTGACGCGCGTCAGATCCGCGCGCGCCAGGCCATCCAACTCGCCCCACTCATATACCAGCACCCCTTGGATGTTCTGGTAGCTATCCTTGTCGCCCAGCGTCAACCCGGTATCTGCAAAATGTTCACCGCCCAAGAGGCCGGCGATGCTCGACTTGCCCGCTCCCTGGGTCCCCTCCAGGACGAGCATGTAATCGAACTTGGTTCCAGGGCCCCGGTATGTGCGGCCGCTGCGTTTCTCTAAGGGCAGCACACGCGCCACCATCGCGCGGATGAACCATGTTCCCGCCCGGGCCAGGTACTGACGCAGATTCTCATCGTCCGGGCTTAGCGAGTCCTCAGCCAGGCAGGAGCGTTGCAGCCAGATCGGCAAACGGCGCTTACCATCCCAGCGGCCACGCAAAGCCAGCATGCGCTCGCGCACAGGGTGGTAGGCATTACGGCGCGAAATCATCAGCACCGCCTCTTCCAATGCGGTGCGCGGCATGCTGGGCAGGTACTGCGTGCGCACCAGCCACTCACCCATCAACAGCTCGTCGTGCTCCTCCCACACGCCGGCCGGCGTACCCCATGGGGTGGCGCGGGTCTTCTCGACGTTATTGGTGAATTCATTGAAGCGCACCAGGCCCTTCGCCTCTTCCACCCCCTCAATGCCATCAGACGGCAGACCGTCCATGGCGATGACGATGTTCTCACGCACGGCCTTGACGAGGCCCTTCTCGGTGAGCAGCAGGCAGTCCTGCCATCGCCTGGCCTCGGCCTTTAGCGCGCCACGACCACCACCATCCCCCGCGGCAGCAATTGTTGGGGTAGATCCGGCTTCAGCGGCATCCAGCAAGGGCTGCGCGCTGGCCAAGAAATTGAGCAGGCGAACGCCGGGCCACTGATCGTAAAGAATGGCGTCACTCGCGTTCCAGCCATGCTTCACCGCACCAGGCTCGGGAATCTGCAGCATAGCCACATTGCAGGCCTGCTGGGAACGCAGGTGCTCGCCCAAGGCGCGCATGACAAGATAGCTGGGTTGACGACGCAGTGGCAGCAGAGGCTTTTCGTGCTGCAGGATGGCGCGGGCCATGTCATCCCCCATGGCCGCACGCTCGGTACGATTCAGCGGTGCATGTTCCGCGTCACTGCTGGGCCACAGCAGAACGGCGCACCCCTTCAGCCAGGACCAGTCCGCCTTGCGCCACGCCTTGCCACCGCCCGGCCAGGTGACTACGCTGTAGACCCCATCGGCCGCTTCGTCAAGCGCCTGCTGCAGAACGCCTGCCGTAGGCTCATCATCCACCAACACCACAGTACACGGCCCTGGCAACTCGCGCGTGGCCAGGAACAACGGGCGTGGTTCATCAAACTGTCGCCAATGCCACTTGAAGGTGCCATCACGGGTACTCTCGCACCAGGTATGAGGCAGCGCTTTTTTCGCGCCTGAGCTGCTGCGGAACCACACGACATAACCCAACAGTTCGCCATCGAGCATGTAGACCGATTTATCGGCCAGTTCGGACGGCTGGTAGTGCGAGTGGCGAAACGCAGGCTGAGGTGCATCGTCTGGTACCGGTCGAACCGTGCGCCAGGATTCCCGATCTGTGGCCGGGGTACGTCCATTGGTCATGAACTCGGCTACCTCGCCCAGCTCTGCATGAACATGCCCAAGACAGCTGCACCAGAATCTGCCGGCATGGTGTCAAACAAGTCGCCCCGCTGCACGGGCGCGTATTCGGCTGCTGGCCGGTTTCGCTTGGGCACACGGAACTCACCCACAATCTGCAGCGCACCGGCGCGCTTGCAATTTGCAACGCACATCCGTGCATCCTTGCGGGCCACCCCAGCCCGCGCGGCTATCTCAGCCAGCGTGGGGCCTTTGCGGCCTTCCTTGCTCGACTGGCGGATCTCCTCGATCAAATCCACCGCGGCCTGGAGGATGGCCTGCCGGATCTCGCCTGCGGGCCTCATGCCTTCACCTCGCCGGCCGGCTTGGAATTGGCGTGCACCACCTCAACAAACTCGCAGGTCCGCTGCACTGCCGCCATCAGCTCACTGGCTTCGCGCATGAACCCATCGCGCTCGTTCGGCGTCACCTTGCCGTCGGCCAGGGCCTGGCCGAAAGACGTGGCCACGTCTGACAGCTCCTTGATCATCTTGGTCATGAACTCCACACCGTCCGCCGGCGCTGAGTCCGCCAGGCGGGGAATGAAGATGCCCGTGTAGCCGCACTCCTCGGTGAAGGCCTGCAATATCCGTGTATCACCCGTCAGCTTGGTGATGCGGGCAGCAGTGCGAATGCCCAGCTTTGCGCCATGCTTCTCCGCCACCTCATGACTCAGCGTTGAAGCGCCCTTGCCCAACCTCGGGGCCAGCGAAGCCGCCCCACCTGGATAGTCGTCGACCACAGCGGTCGTAGCATCAATGACGTTCATGACAGGTGTGCCTCCTCGTTGTTAAAGACAAATCGCGTCATGGCCAGCAGACTGCAGCCATGGACAAAGCAAAAAGCACCCGCCGCCCCGGCGTACCAATGACCGCGCACCTTCCCGCGCGCGACCAGGGGGAGACATTCAACCGTTCGGGCACGCCAGTTTTGGTGGCGGCGGGTGGGGAAAAGGCGGGCGCCCCACTTGGCTACACTGGCGGCTCTCACCCCAACCAGCACACCCAAGGAGGCGCCCATGACAAAACAAGAATTCGACGTGATTGGCGGTTTGTTTGCCGGAATGCAGCTTTGCATCGTGCATCTCTCCAACGTCATCGCCGACAAAACGGAATTGAGTCGCGAAGTACTCGCCACATCGTTCGAGGAAACCGCAGCAAACGTTCCAGAAGGAGCGAAGAACCGCGAGCTGATCCAGATGGCCGCTCGGCAGGTTGCTGCCGGAATTCGAGATTCGACAGCGGGCCCGGACTGGTCGGCCCTGATGTCCCGCTTGCAACACTGAGCATTCGCGTCATCTCAGACTGGATGGACTCAAGCCATCCGGCTTTGACTTTGGTTGGGCGGATTTCACGCACTTGCGGCCTCCCCTGCTGAATTGAGCTTGACGGCCCCTTCTCCGATGAGCGCCGTTCGCATGTATTCCCAATCCACGTCAGGGCGCAAGCTCTCTGGCTTGACCGCTCCAGAGGACTCGATACCTATTCGCAAGCACAGGCCCTCACCCAGGCGCTGTTTTACTGAAACCGCTTTGCGCAGATATCCCACGCTGCAGCCGCAACGACGGGCAAAAGCCTCTCTGTCTTCCTGTGACAGGCCGTTTAAGTACGAAAGCAATTGGTCCATGCAGCAACTTTACCATTTGGTGATATCACTTGCAATACCTTTTGGTGTTTTACTTTTCGGTAATTGGTTATGAGAATCAAACCAATGAATCAGCCGGGCAACACCGAAAGCGTCACCGACACCCGCCGCACAAAGCTGCGCGCTTGGATCAGTGCCCACTGCCAGGGCTTGCAATCCGAATTTCTGGTTAGCTGCGCACGCAACGGCTATGAACTAAGCCAGAGCGAGCTGTCTGGCCTACTTCGTCAGAAATCTTTTGGGGAGAAGAAGGCGCGCGCCATCGAAAAGGGCGCAGGCATGCCGATCAACTACCTGGATACGCCTGAGGTGGCTGGCCCCCTAACACTTGAGCTCCGTGAGCCATCCCCCGCGCCCTATTTGGCTTGGCCATTCAAGAAGATCCGGCCAGCGCAGTACGAGCTGCTGGATGAGGACCAGCGTGCGGACATTGAAAAATATGTTCTGCTGCAGATTAAAAGCCGCGAACCACCTACCAAAGAAAAACACACCGTGCCCGCGTCAAAATCCGCAAAGGTTCACGCAGCTTGACCTATTCAGCGGCCAAGTTTTTTGTTTTGCATCGTATAAAAACAACCGGGCGAGGTTCGTTGGGAAATAAGAAAACAGGGAGACCGAATGAATAGAAAAATCAAGTGCGCTCTGGCTTTAGTGCTGGCGGTCACCTGCGCGATCGTGGCAAGTGCCGAACCCAAATACGACACTCCACAGACCAAAGAGTTTGTTCAGAAGATTGGCGCCGATCTGAAGGCGGGCAAACTCATCGAGGTGAGCGCGGGCAAGCTGATCAGCGAGTACCAAAGCAATGAGGTTGTGGCCGACTCAAAGTTCAAGGACAAGTTCCTGTTCGTGAGTGGCACCGTCGAGTCGGTCAGCAAGAACGCAAGCGGCACTATCGTGCTGTCGATCCGGTCAGGCAGGCAATATGGCACCGCCATGGCTCGCTTTGACGCCAAGGTTCTTGTGATCAGTGGCATGGAGGGCGCCGGCCCAGCGGTCGTCACCATGAAGGGCTACCCCGTGATGGAAGCCGTGACCATGGTCAAGCGCGGCTCCAGAGTCCACGTCATTTGCCGTGGTGACGGCTTCTTCCTAGGAATCCCGCAGCTGAGAAACTGCGACGCCATAAGCCGCTGACACCCTCAAACAAATAAATTACTAAATAGTGTTGACTTGAAAATCACCATTTAGTAATATTCGCTCCACCCGCCACCCCAAGGCGGGCAAGGAGCGAAAAGTGCAGACATCCACACAACCGCGCGCCAGGCGCGGCGTGCCCCGGGGCCATAGCGCTCCGGTAGCTCTCAGCCCTGCAGCTACCAAGCTGATCCAGCAGATCGAGGCCGAAGCCCGGTCCAAGCTGCTCGAAGACTTAAGCGCCAAGGACGGCATCACCGTCCTGCACCCACTGGATGCCGACACCAAGCGTATCCACATCGAGGGTGACGACATCCACATCCGTGACGGCCGGGGCGGCAACGTGCGCCTGTACCGCCGCCGCGAAGAACCCGAGAGTTGGCGTAACAGCCGCGTCATGGCCGGCTGGTGGTCCCCCGCACACTGGGCTGGCTACATGGAGCTGGTCGACGCCGCAGGCATCAAGTGGGAACGCAACCTGGGCGACATGGTCTGCGACGACTTCGGCAACCTGGTCGAGGTGTCGGCATGAAGCACCTCAGCCGCTTTTTTTCTTGGCTTCCCATTCCTGGAGCAAATTCAGCGCGCCGTCCAAGGCCGAATACATCTGCGCCAGTTCTGCAAGCTGCCACCGCCGGTCAGCCTCAGGAACGCCTTGCGTCTTCAGATCAGCTTCCGTGGCAGCGCAGTACTGCCCGAACTGCCGCAGGATCTGATGACGTCGGTCTGGGACTGTGGCTGGCAAAAAGGTATGCAATAGCACCTGAGTCGCTGCAAGGCGCGTCTCAAGGCGCAGGATGCGGGTCTCCATCTCGTCGTTTGTCATCGGCTTCCTCGTTCATTCATGTTGTAGGGCCACAGGGCAGCGGCAGGCGCCTGCTGGCGCGCCGCTTGATCTTAGGCCTTGCCGGAGATGGCGTGAAGGCCATCAACCTCAGCGAGCGACTTGAGCCGCGCAGCGTGGACCCGGGGCAGCTGGAAGCCATCCGCCATCACGGTGTGCGGCTTCCTTACACACGGGAAACCACGCACTTCGATGTTTACCTGGTGGAGCATGAAACACAGCCCAGCAATCTCCGCCTGAGCAGCGCCGACCTGATGTTGCGCACAGAGGTGCCGGCATGAGCGCCCCCACCATCATCCTCAGCGCCCCCCAGGGCTGGGGCAAGACCCGGCAAAAAGCCGCCCTGCAGGTCGAGTTCAAGTGCCGCCACGTCATTGACGACTGGCACCCCAGCCTGGGCACCTGCCCCGGCGCGCTGCACCTTACCAGCATGCACCCCGGGGACCTGGAGGACTTTGGCATTGCGCCCGAAGACATCCACCGCCGTGGCTGGCCCTGTGCCCGCGACATGCACCGCCCCCAGCGTGCCCAGGCCGGCAACATCTACACCCCGCTGCTGAGCCTGCTACTTAGCATCTTCGCCGCGGTGCTGCTGGGCCTCCTCCTGGCCAGTTCGTTTCACCTGGACACCTTCACCATCAGCGACCACAGCACCGAGGTGGCCGTCGCCCAGGATCTTGAAGACGCCCAGCGCGGTGAGCAGCAACGCCAGCGCCTGAACGTCATGGCCCGCGCCATCTGTGGCAATGCCGAGTGGGAAGAGCTCGGCAGCGGCGCCATCCAGTGCAACCCCCGCCACGGTCTCAAACCCTACGCCGTGCGACTGGCAGGAGCACAGCCATGAACTGCTGCAACGACTTCGGCCAATGCACCCGGGGCGCAGATTGCCCTGTACGAGCCCACCTGCACACCCGCAATGGCGGCGCACAGGTGGACACCACCCGCCCCCATAGCGACATGCCCATCGTCGACCTGGGCGACGAGTTCTTCCGCGCCGAAGGTGCCCTTGCGCTCTGCGCCTGCTGGATGCTGCTGGTGGTGTGCATCGCCTTCGGCATGGGCTTCGGCCTCTGGCTCATGGGCAACCCGCACCAGGCGGCAGATGCCGTGCGCGAATGGGGCGCCACCTTGCTGGCTGCACTGCCATGAGCGCCGTGCACACGTCTGCACAGGGCACGCCGGTCATGGAATACACCGGCACCCTGCTCCACCAGGCCGAAGCCCGCACCAAGGTGCTGGACGGCCAGGGCCACACCGTGCCCGTGCTCTGCATGGACATCGAGCTCGACAACGCCCTGCACACCCCCATGCATGTCGAGCAGCCATTCCCAGCCGCATCGCACGAACAGGCCCGCGCTGCAGCCCACCGCCTCAAGCGTGGCATGCGCGTCACCGTGCAGGCCCCACTGGTGAGCGTGCGCCTCGGCGCCACCGCCAGCCACATCCACGTCATCCCCGAAGCACAAGAGGAAGCCCCATGCCAACCGTAACCATCACCCTCACAGACACACCCGCCGGCGGCGTGGCCATCCACACTGACTTCAAACCCGCCATCGGTGCCCCCTGCAGCGCCGCCCAGTCCGCCGCGCTGGACATCATCACCACCACCAAGCGCCAGTGGTCCGGCACCACGCCCCTGCTGGCCGAGGTGGATATAGACGCCGTGCACCGCACGCGCGATCGCGTTGTGCCCGGCAGCGTTGCACCCAGCCAGAGGAGCGCCTGAACATGAGCACCCTCTGGCAAATCATCGCCCGCACCCTGGCCAGCCACCCCCGCCTGGTGGACTGGATCATTCGCCGTGCCCAGCGCACCCCGTACACCCACATCACCAGCGCAGACGGCAGCAGCGTTTACATGGGCCGCTGGTGGCTGTTCAACCCCTACGGCCGCGACGCCAATGACGAACAGACGCCGGCCCGCATCCCGTGGCTGCCTAGCGCGCGTATCCACCATATCTGCCGCGCCGACCAGGACCGTGACCTGCACGACCACCCGTGGAACGCCCGCACCATCGTGCTGAGCGGCTGGTACCGCGAAGAGCGCCCCTTCGACGAATATGCACCGCCGTCCGAGACCACCCGACTTGTGGACCGTCGCCTGCGCGAGATCTACAAGCGCAACGCCGGCTACACCGGCCGCCTGCTCTTCGGCCAATACCACCGCATCAGCGAGGTGAGCCCCGGCGGCGTCTGGACGCTTTTCATCACCGGCCGTAAGCGCGGCACATGGGGCTTCCTGGTCAAAGACAAGAAGGTGCCATGGCGCACCTACCTTGGCCTGGACAACCCCACCACACAGGAGCAGCCTCAATGACCAAGAACCCGCCCACCCAGGCCGCTGGCACCCAGTTCGCAATGTTCAAGCGGGCAAACGCCGTCCGCAGCACCACCAACCCACGCAAGACCTTCCCCGCAGATTACCTGCAGGAGCTGGCCGTCAGCGTCAAGGCCAGCGGCGTGCACCAGCCTTTGCTGCTGCGCCCCCTGCCCGCCTGGCGCGTGCCTGATACCCCCCGCAACGTCACCCACGAGATTGTCTGTGGCGAATGCCGCGACCGCGCCTGCGAGATTGGCGGCGTGGACGAATACCCCGTGATGATCAAGGACCTCACCGACGACCAGGTGCTGGAGATCCAGATCATCGAGAACCTCCAGCGCCGCGACCTGTCCGAGCTGGAGGAAGCCGAAGGCTACCAGTGCCTGATGGATCACAACAAGGAACTCAAGCCCGAAGACGTGGCCGAGAAAATCGGCAAGAGCCGCACCTACGTCTACAACCGCCTCAAGCTGCTCGACCTGGGCACCGAAGGCCGCGCCGCCCTGCGCGAGGGCAAGATCGAAGCCAGCGTGGCCATGCTGGCGGCCCGCATTCCAGACGGCAAGCAACAGGCCAAGTTCCTGCAGGAAGTTCTGCGCGGCCAAGGCTACGACCGCGAACCCATGAGCTTCCGCCGCGCCCAGCAGCTCGCGCAAGACAGCTACATGCTCAAGCTGTCAGACGCCCGGTTCAAGATCACCGTGGTGGATCTGGTGCCCGGCGTCGGCAGCTGCAAAGAATGCAGCAAGCGCACCGGCGCCAACCCCGACATCTTCCACGACGTCAAGAGTGCCGACGTGTGCACAGACCCGCCCTGCTTCCACAAGAAGGAAGAAGCCGCCGCCAAGCTGCTCGTGAAAGAGGCCGAGGCCAAAGGCCAGACCGTCATTGCCGGCAGCGAGGCCCGCGAGCTGCAGGTGAACAACTACAAAGGCGGCTACAAGGGCTACAAACGCCTGGACAACAAGGAAGACAGCCCCACCGGCGAACCCCTGCGCAAACTCATCGGCAAGCTCATGGACGAAAAGGGCATCAAGCCCACCATGCTGGAGCACCCGAGCAAGAAGGGGCTGCTGGAGGCCTGCCTGCCCAATGACGTGGCCAACACCCTGCTGAAGGAGATCCAGGCGCAGGCCAAGGCCGACAAGAAGGCCGCTCCCGCCGGCGTGCAGGATCTGCTGGACGAGAAGGCCAGCCAGGAGAAGGCCCGCCTGGATGCCAAGTTCCACCGCGAGGTGCGGGCGCAGATCATCGCCGAAACGTGGGCACTGATCCAGGCCAATGAAGGCATGGACGACGGCGCTCGCGTTGGCTTGGGCCACTTCAACATCGAAGTGCATCGCATGCTGGCCAGGCAGGCCGCCCACAGCCTGGACTCAGACGCTGCAGCAGCCGTCAGCAAAATCCTGGACGTCGGCAGCGTAGGGGCATCTCACGGCCTGGCCGAGATGGTGAAGAAGGACTCGCTGCCCGACCTGCTGCACCTGCTCTTCCTCATGCACAACCGCAGCGGCGAAGGCTTCGATCTGGTCACCAAGGCCGTGCACGGCAACAGGCTCAAGGAAGTCACCAAACGCATCGAGGCCGAGGTGAAAGACCGCGTCTACCCCAAGCCGGAGAAAAAAGCGCCCACCGCGAACGCCCCTGCTGCGCAAGCTAAGGCGGGTGCGGGGGGAAAGAGCGGAACGAAGGGCAAGCCGTCGACCGCTCCCGCTCGCGCGGCGAAGATCTCGGCCGAGGAAGCAAAGCAAGGCATCGCTGACGCGCTGCAGGGCATCGAGGGGTCAGCTTCTGCGCCCAAGGGCGCAGTGGCGCCGCCCGCTAAGCCAGGCGGCATGAACCCCATGGCAGCGTGGCCCTTCCCCAAGACCGCCGACGAAAAGGCGAGCGAGGCGCTGACATCCCACAAGGTCCAGAAAGCGCCCACAAAGGCCGCCACGTTAAGCGTTGGCCAGGCAGTGCGCGTCATCACCGACAAAGCCCAGCTCGGCCCCATCGCCGCCAAATGGGCCGGGCGAGACGGCACCATCGGCAAAGACATGGGCGACGGCGTCTACTCCGTCAAGCTCAAGCGTGGCGGTGCCATGCCCTTTGACGCCGGTCAACTGGAGGTGGTGGCATGAAACCGAGCGACACCACCCCCATCAAGCGCATGCACATCCTTGCTCTCAGCAAAGCGCTGGGCAACCCCACCACGGTCGGAGCCATCGAAGGTGACACGGTGGAGGACTGTCTCGTCGAAATGGCTGCAAAGAAATTGGCCGCTCATGCGCCAATCGAAGCCGTTGATGCTGGTCAGAACGTCATGCCACATGGCGTCGTGCACCTGCTCCCTCCCGTCACCATGAGCGTCGGCCAGCTTCGCTATGCCATTGATGGCATGGGCGGTGGCGACAACAAGGCGCGGCTGAGTTTCCAGTGGAAACTCCTCGGAAAGGATACGGACGGCGCACCCGCACCCGCTGGCTTGTACTGCTGGCAGCACGCCGCGAAAGACGAAGGGATGCTCCACCTTCCTGCTGGCGTTGATCCCAAGCCCCTTGAAAAGCCCCAGCCCGCGATCGCCGCCGATCTGATCATCACCCTGCGCCAGGCCGAGAAGCTGGTCGCGTTCTTCGGTGGCCACGACACCGAGGTATCGATCGCCCGGCACGAAAAAGGCCTCCTCGCCTGGTGTACCGACTACCCCGGAGAGGGTGGGCAGTACCTGGGCGACACCGAGGTTGATGACGAACTGGCAGACAAGGGCCGCCCCATCACCTTCGACCTGGTCGCCCACCTCACACGCCAGCAGGCTTTCAGCGCCCGCACCTTCGGCCCCGGCATGCGCACCCAGGGCGTGGTGGACCACATTCGCAAGGAACTGATCGAGGTACTGGCCAAGCCGGAGGATCTGAGCGAGTGGATCGACGTTGCCATCCTCGCGCTCGATGGCGCCTGGCGCACCGGTGCCACACCCGAACAGATCATCACCGCCCTGGTGGCCAAGCAAACCAAGAACGAAGGCCGCCAGTGGCCTGACTGGCACACCATGCCGGTAGACCAGGCCATCGAGCACGTTCGCACCGTCGATGCGCCGGAACTTGCCGGCCCACAGTACCCCGCCGCGTTCCTGGTCAATACCGTCAACGGCCCAACCTACGCCTGCATGCAACACACGCGTGCCCTGGGCGCTGTCTTCGGCCTGTTGGGTGCCGGCACCCTGCCCATGCCGCTGGACGATGACGACCAGCACGAGTGCGAAAACTGCATCAACGAGGCCACGACGCGAGGTGCAGCATGAGCCGCAGCCACAAACCCCGTAAGGCCTACCGCCCGCGGCTGATCGCCGTCAACACGCTGGAGATCGCCTTGCACCGTGCCGCCAAGCCAGCTGCAGCAGACCACGAGGAAGTGCTCAACATGCTGCGCCAGGCTGCCCAGGCCCTGCGTGAAGGCGTGGCCACTGAGCTGCAGTGGTCCATCATCGCCGGCGCCGTGGACGTGGCCAAGGCCATCGAGCACCAGGGCATCGTGCGCGGCCTGTCCGAGCACCTGAACACTGCCACGCAGGCCCTGCAGGCCGTCTACGACCGCGCCATGGCCAGCGGGCAGTGGAAGCCAACCGCCCTGCACTACTACGAGCTGGACGCGGTGCAGACCTTTGTGGATCTGCACACCTTCCAGGTCAACCAGCTCGGCCGCGCCGAGTTCCTGGCCGCCGTTGATGCCGCCCAAGCCCACATCAAGGCCAACGGCGACAAGGTCACCCTCATGCGCGACTTCCATGCCCTGCAAGCCGCTTAACCCTTTCCCCACCAACCGGAGCACACCATGAACGCACCCGAAACCCTGAAACTCTCCATCCCCGCCCTCGGCCACCTGGTCGAAGGCGGCTTCTTCCACGGCGTCTTGCTGGTCGACGGCAAGCTGTATGGCGAAGTCACCGGCCCTGCGGCCGATTGCTTTGTCAAGGATCTCGTCTGGCTGCCGGACTACAAGGATGTTCCTGGCGCCACCAGCGCATCCGATGGCCTGGCCAATACCCGCGCCATGGCTGAAGCCGGCAGCCCCCTGGGGCAAGCCGCCCTGGCCTGCCGCAGCGGCGGCTTTGATGACTGGTACGTCCCCGCCCGCGTGGGTGCGCTGCTGCAGCACGGCAACCTCAAGCCCCTGCTCGATGCGGCCGAGGCATTCGACACCGACTACTGGTACTGGACCAGCACGCAGTGCTCGCGCGACTACGCCTGGAGCCAGTACTTCCTCTACGGCAACACCGGCTACAGCGACAAGTCCTGGTCTGGCGGTGCCGCTCGTTTCGTCCGCAGATTCCCCTTGATTCCTTGAGCCCTTGAATCCTTTTTTCCGGCGCGCAGCGCCGGTCCAATTTTTTCCACAGGAGCAACCATGAGCACTGAAACCATCGAGATCCCCACCGGCCAGCACAGCGGCATCAAGCTGCCGCCGCTCGGCACCATGCTGCCTCACCTCGGCGGCGCCTTCTGGGCGCTGCAGCGCGCCAAGCCCGGCTCTGGCCAGGCGGACTACGCCATCATCGTGCCGCACGGCCCCGAGTTCGAGCTGCGCAAGGTCGCCTGGGGCGGCGCAGGCAAAGAAGAGCCCGGCGCGGCCTGCCAGTGGGACGGCCTGGCCAACACCCAGGCGCTGCTGGCCAACGCCGACGAGCACCCCGTGGTGGCCCCACTGGTCCAAGGCATTGGCGGCCTGACCGACCTGTACATCCCATCGCTGCGCGAGATGCATAACCTGGCGGCCAACGGCTGCGACGCCTTCGACCCGGATCTCTGGTACTGGACCAGCACGCAGTACTCGCGCGGCAGCGCCTGGGGCCAGTACTTCTACGACGGCCTCACCGACTCCAACGGCAAGTCCTGGTCTGGCGGTGCCGCTCGTTTCGTCCGCAGATCTGCCCTTGAACTCTTGATCCCTTGAACCCTTTAACCCGGCGCGCAGCGCCGGGCCGCCGCACTTTTACACCCACATGGCCCACTACTCCACGCTCAACATCTACAAGCCGGCGTATGACCTGCTGCGCCTGATGGCGCAATGCAAGAAAAACATGCGCAAGGACTTCAAGCACACCACGGGCAGCGACGTGCACGCCCTGGGCGTGGAGGTGGTGCTGCAGATTGCCGAGGCCAACGAAGCCACGGGCCAGGCGCGTGTGACAGCCATCCGGCTGATGCACAAGCACCTGGACCGGCTCAAGCTGCTGCTGCGCTTCTGCAATGACGAGCGCCTGGTCAGCACCGGGCAGTGGGCACAGGCCATCAAGCTGATGGAGGCCGTGGGTGCGCAAGGCGGCGGGTGGATCAAGCTCACCGAAAAAACGTCAGCAGCATGAAATCCAAGGTTCTCATGCCCGAACGTCAATTGAATCTGGTCTTGCCCCTGGCCCACAAGGCCACGGACATGCGCACCACGGATACCGCTGCCCCAGGGCAGGCCTGGTCCGGCGCAGTTTCCCCGCCGATCGGCACCCGCCTTCGGCAGGGCGACGTGGATAGCAAACACCGACGCAGTACTCGCGCAACAACGCCTGGAACCAGAACTTCAACAACGGCAACACCAACAACAACGACAAGTCCTGGTCTGGCGGTGCCGCTCGTTTCGTCCGCAGATTCAACCGCACCGTGTTCGTTCGAGGCCCTGGTGCAGGCCTACCTCGATTGCCGCGCCAACAAGCGCAACACCGCCAGCGCCCTGCAATTCGAGCAGGCGCTGGAGGCCAACCTCTGGGCGCTGTATCAGCGCCTGATCGACGGCACCTACCAGCCTGGCCGCAGCATCTGCTTTGTGGTTACCCGCCCCAGGCCGCGCGAGGTGTGGGCCGCCCAGTTCGCCGACCGCATCGTGCACCACCTGCTGTACAACCACATTGCCCCGCGCTTCCATGCCGGCTTCGTGGCCACCAGCTGCGCCTGCATCCCAGGCCGTGGCACCCTGTACGCCGCCCTGCAGCTGGAGCACAGCGTGCGCTCCATCACCCAAAACTGGAGCCGCCCGGCGCACTACCTGAAGATGGACCTGGCCAACTTCTTCGTGGCCATCAGCAAGCCCGTCCTGCTGGCCCAGCTGGCCAAACGTGTGCACGAACCCTGGTGGCTGGCTCTGGCACGCACCATCCTCTTTCATGATCCGCGCACCGACGTCGAGCTGCGCGGAAGCCCGGCCAAGCTGGCCCTGGTGCCGCCCCACAAGAGCCTGTTCAACGCGCCGGCGGACACGGGCTTGCCGATCGGCAACCTGAGCAGCCAGTTCTTCGCCAACGTCCACCTTGACGCGCTGGACCAGCACGTCAAGCACCAGCTGCGCGCCCGGCACTACGTGCGCTACGTGGACGACTTCATCCTGCTGCACGAGTCACCCCAGTGGCTCAACCAGGCGCGCGCAGATATCGAGGCCTGGCTGCCCCAGTACCTGGGCGCCCGCGCCAACCCCAGCAAGACCATCCTGCAGCCCATTGCCCGCGGTATCGACTTCGTTGGCCACGTCATCAAGCCATGGCGGCGCACCACACGGCCGCGCACCCTGGCCACGGCCCTGCGCCGCCTGGAGCGCATGCCGGCCGAAGACCTGCACACCGCCGGCAACAGCTACCTGGGCCTGCTGCGCCAGGCCACCCACAGCCACGCCGACCAGGCGCAAGTGGCCCGGCTGCTGCGCCGGCGTGGGCACGCGGTGGCTGGGGACCTTTCGAAGATTTACAGGAAACAACCATGAGCGGCCGAGCTATGACAAAAACCCGTGAACTGCTGCGCGCCTACCCGGATGGACTCAGCACACCTGCGATCGCGCGGCAGATCGGCGCTCAAAGAGCCACCACCCTGGTCATGCTGCACAAGATGCCCGATGCCTATATCCACCACTGGGAAAGCAACGGCTTTGGCGATCGCGCTGTGTGGCGCGTGGTGGTGCCGCCACCGCACTGTGAGCGGCCAAGGAACAAGAGCCGCAGTGAACACCGGCCAGTCATGAGACCGACTACATCCAATCAGGAAGGTGCTGCAGCATGATCAGAACATTGACCACAAGGCGGGACAGCAGCCCAGCCAAGCGGAGCCATTCAGTAGGCATGATTTTTGGCATTCGGCACCTCCAAAGTGATGCCCGAATATCTCGCGTTGAATTTTCGGCGTCATCTTGCTGGATTTCCGGCGGAGGCAAGCCATGACATTCCCCGCAGATCTGGCCAAGCTCTACGTCGAGCAGGCCGGCCAACGCTACGAGCCGAGCAATGGCACCGAGGGCGAGATATTCATGTCTGAGTGGTGCCGCCAGTGCGCCAGAGATCGCGCCATGCGCGACGGCGTGGAGCTGGATGAGTGCGACGACGACGAGGTCTGCACCATCATCGCGGCCAGTTTCGCCGGCGAGGCCAAGGAGTGGGTCTACGGCAAAGATGGCCAACCCATGTGCACGGCCTACGTGCCGGCCGGTCAAGCCACATCAGCGCCGCGGTGTGAGCACACTGTGGATATGTTTGGAGACGCCTGAAGTGACCATGTCAACCGAACTAACTCGCCAGCAGCTCTGCGCCGCCCTGGGCGTGAGCGAGTCCACCATTCGCCGGCTTGAGCATGATGGGCTACCATTCACGCCCGTGGGTGCCAGGTCGAAACGCTACAACCTGGACGAAGTAAAGAACTGGCTCAAGGTGCACCAACCATGTCAATCTGGCAAGACAAACAAGGGCGTCGGCACGTCGGCCTTATGGTCCGCGGCCAACGAATTCACCGCATCCTGCCGGAAAACACATCTTCGCGTGATGCCCAGCTGATCGAGGCTCAGCTGCGTGGCGCCATGGCCAAGGGCGCACAAGTCTCAGTGCCTGGTGACCCGCCCATGACGGCCGTCCTGGCCCTATACACGCAGCATGCTGCGCGCCTACGCAGCGCCGACACCTCCAAGCACCACGCCCAGCGCCTCGGTCCCTGGGCCGTGAAATACACCGCCAGCCAGGCGCGCGAGTTTGCAGCTCACGTCATCAAGGACATGAGCCGCCTGGTTGAAGACCCGAAGACCGGCAAGAAGGCCCCCGCCTACGCTGCAGCCACCATCAACCGCAGCCTGGCCACGGCCAAGAAAGGCCTGGCCCTGGCCTGGGAGCAGAACCTCACCCCGGAAAACTACGGCCTGCGCATCAAGACTGTCGCCGTCAACAACAAGCGCGAGGTCTTCCTCACCGTCGACCAGGTGCGCACCATCGCCAGCCACTGCAGCGAACAAGCCCAGGCGGCCATCTGGGCCGCCCTGCTCACAGGGGCCCGACGTGGCGAATTGTTCCAGATCCGGGCGGAGCACATTGGCCGCAATGAAATCACCATCCCAAGCAGCCACACCAAGACGCTGCGGCCGCGCGTGGTGCCCATCATCCCGGCCCTGCGGCCGTGGCTCAAGCATTTCCCTCTCACCATCACCGTCGACGGTGTCAAGAGCGCCTGGCGCCGTGCCCGTGTGGACGCCGGCATGGAGCACGTCAACTTTCACGACCTGCGCCACAGTTGCGCCAGCATTTTGCTGAGCCTGGGCGTCGACCTCTACACCATTGGCAAGATCCTTGGCCACAGCAACACCCAGACTACCCAACGTTATGCGCACCTGCAGATCGAGCAGCAGCGCACTGCCCTGGACAAGCTCAGCCAGTTGGTAAAGACCACATCCAAAAAACAAAAAGCCCGCACCGCCAAAAAGGCAGTGCGGGCTTGA